TTCAAAAGTTCACTTAGCTCTTTTGTGGAATGTTTTTGGTAGAAATCATATATTTTCTTTGAGTTATTATCCCAAGACTCTCGCCCGAATTCTGGATCGTTTTTTGAGTCAGATAACCAGTTTTCCACTTTGCTATCTTCACTAGCCGCCTGTTTGGCGGTGTTTTTCTCTAAAATTTCCTCAGCAGTTTTGTATAACTCATCCGCTTTTTCTTGGTTGAAATTATTTGCTTTTGCAAAACTTTCCAAGCTCTCTAAGTGATTCTCATCTAGCAATGAATTTTCTTTTAACGTTAATGTAAAAGAATTATCGGATACATTGTGATCATTGTCGTTGTTTACCGAATTTTCATTATTTTGATTAGATTCTGTTAAAACCGTATCTTTTTTTTCGACTTGGCCATTGTCGATTTTGGGATCAGTTAAAACAGTCTGTGTACTATCTGTGTTATCATTTGTACTACTATCACTCATAAGCAACTCCTTTTATTATTTTTTTTTTAGCGTTTTTAAATGCTAAAAATAGCAAACTCAATACCAAAAGGGGGGCGATTAAGCTTGCTATTTTTTTCATTTAGAGACTCCTGCAAACTGAGGCTCTTTGTTGATAAATTCTTCAAAACGAGCAGCCGCGGCTACTTTATCTGGTTCTTTTTCTTGTTCTAAAACAATTAAATGATAATAGTTTTGTAAATTGTAACTTTCCATTATCTTCTTTATCGCTAATCCAACATTGCGCTGTCCTTCCAACTTAAACGTTTCAGAATTACCAGTAAATGAAGATCGATATAAGCCTGTTAATGCCAAAATATCGCCTAATAACGTTCTGCCCTCTTTCGATTTTAGAGCGACCGTCCAAGCATGACGCGAGTTCTCTTTTAACTTGTCTTCGTCGCGCTGTTTTTTTTGTAAAACTTTTTTATTGTTGGTAACGTCACGCATTAGCGTTCTCCATTAACTGCATTAACGCGCTATTTTCATCTAGTTTCGTTTGAGATAATTCTTTATTAACCATTGCGTTTTTTACGGATTCTTCTCTTTGAAGTTCTGCCTGCCTTGCTTCTTGTTCTTGTTCCATTATCTCCTGTATTTCTTCCTCTGGACGGATAATTCCCGGGGAGATGTTAAGCTTATCGCCGTACTCGTCGATAATTTCAAATACATTTAGTTTTTTAACCGCGTCTGGATTAATTTGTGCTAAATTGGAAACTAACTGAATAAGTGGGTTTATAGTATTTAATTCACTTTGTTTTTGAGCCTGATTCATTACGCTAATATATTCAATTTTAAGAGGGATTCCGTCTAACTCTTCTGGAACTTCGGGAATTAAACCGAATTCATTCATATACTCAAACGTTATATCAATAAGAGGATCAAGTAGATCTTGATTGATTTGTTCAAGTACAGGACCAAGAGCTAAAAGCTTTTCTTGTTTTCGTTCCATGATTTCTGTGGCCGTAATTTGTCGTCTATCTTCATTGGTTAACATCAAAAATAAATTAACGTGATAGGCTTCTTTAATTCTGTTTTCTAAGTTAAAAATAACTTCTTTAATTTCCGAACTGTTAAAATCTATGTTCTGCAAGTTAGCAACAGAAGCTTTCCCTGAAAAACTGTCTGCATAACTAATACTCCCCGGTAAGGTAGAGGTTGGTTTACTTTTTAGGGAAGAATCCGCGATTAAAGGTGGATCAATTTTTTTATCTATGGTTTGCGTTAATTGCTTTTCGTAATACTGCAATTGTTTATTATCGCTCAAACAAATTAAACCCGGGCTATCTGTTCCGTATGATTCTGCACCGCTTGATTTCCATCGTACACCAAAAACAGGAAAATTATTATACCCATATTCGCCTATAAAATTATCTGTATTATTATCCTCATAATACACACTTTTATATTTTTTGTACTTGCTTAAGCTTGATGTGGGGTCATAGTTTTCATTTTCTAAAATAAAATGACAAATTGAATAACGCTCTAGTTTAGAGTTGTTTTTCCATGCTGCTTTTATGGTTTCAGATACTTTTTCCCAGTCTTCATTTCCTTGTGAATCGACAATAAACTTATTGTATATTTGTTGAACTGTCATCGATATTTTTCTAGCAAATCCAACAACTTCACCTTTGTGATTCGTCATAAGGTAGTAGCTACCGGGATTTAGACATTGTGTATGAATTATAGTTTTTTCGTCTTTTTCTATGAAAATAGCGCTCGTTGCAAAATCGGCTAAATCACCATATAGAGTACGCAATTCGCGATACAAATTGGATTGAGCAAAAATTTGATACATTTGAGTTTTTACGTCATGTAACCAAGACGATACATCATACAACTCATTTTTATTTTTATCGCTCGTTGAAAGGTTAAACCATTTACGTGATGGATTAGTAACATGGCTCATCATTCCGGCGCTAAAAGTTTGGCTTGCCATCCGAGCCACATTATTAATTATTTTTTGGTCGTTCTTAATACCATTATCCGTATCCGTCATGTGCAGAAATTGGCCTCTTTTCGGTGCAATATAAGTTACAACATCTTTCCATTGGGGTTCGTAGGTTTGGCGCTCTGATTCTAGCTGCCCGAATAACTCTTTTAAATATTGCTTATCCTTAACCAATATTATTCTCCAAGTAACGTTTTTCGTTTTCTTTTAATACTATCTCTATCACTCGTTAATCCTAACGGGCTAGTTAATATTGTGGAGGCTCGCCCTTTCAATTTACCTGCTATAGCTTTTTTTCTTTTAAGCGCATATGTCAGTTCCCTTTCAGCTCGTTGAACGTCGCTTTTTTGTTGTTCTGTCATGTTTTCTTTAATATTTGTTTCAAATTTAGTTGCTGCTTCTCTTGCTTTTTGCGCTGTTTCTTTTTCCAATGTAAAAGCTGCTTTTTTTTCTTCAAGTTCTACCTCTTTTTCTTTAACTTCGGTAATCGTTTGTTCAATTTCTTTTTTAATTTTCTTATTTTCTCTTTTTATTTCTTTTACCTCTTTTTTCTCTTCGCTCAATATTTCTAAGGGGGTATCCTCAAAAATAACGTTGTGCATATCTGTCAAAACGTGATCAGTACTAAATATTTTATTGTTGTCGGGGTTGTATACAATTTTAGCCGTAATTGCGGCAGCTTTATACATAGCTCGCCCTGCATTTCTAACTTTTCTACCAAATTTCTTAAAGACCTTCATATATAATAATTGTAAATTGTGCTTAATAACTTTCAATATGTAACTTTTTTTTAAAAAAAAGGGGTTTGTATAAACTTAATTTTTACCTTTAAAATGGCAGTTGATACTTCTCTTGATTCGTATGTACATGCCTATTAATAATAAAATCATTTATTTGTTTCTTTGGCGCTTCTGGAATAGCAAACGTTAACGCTAACGCGTCCGCCGCATCTGGCGAAAACCCTAATTGTTTTTTTATTATTTCTTTAGGCTGAATAATAAATTGTCCATTCTTAAGTGAGTATGTAGTGTTAGTTAGTTCACGCATAAGCGTCGGGTGGTTAGGTAGAACCCCTCCCCTTTTAACCCATTCGGCCATTTCCCAATACATTTCTGCGCGTTTATTGAAAAAACCGGGTTTTGACGCTTTTTCAGCAAAATTAATACCAATCGGTTGCGGATCAATACCATGCATTCTAAGTGAATCAATACAGCTATAGCCAAACCCACCAGTGCTATCAATAAGTATAACATCGGCTTTTCTTTTTAAGTTTTCTTGTGAAATAACAGCGGCTATTTCTGGGCCTCGATTGTGTTTAAGCGTTACTGGATTAAAACTAGCTAATCCTTGACGACAAAAAATTACAGTTGAGTCTGAGCCGTCCATGTGACCTGCAACGTCAACACCGATACGCATTTGGGTCTGGTTGTATTCATCCGGGTTAAGATGCCCACCCATAGCTTTTTCAATATCTTCATGTGACAACAGGCTATTAGTAGATGTTGCGGGGAACTTCCCTAGAATATAGCTCATAACCCACGGGTTGTCTCTGCCATGTGCATCAATTTGCTGTTGCGCCCATTCAATATCAATTCTGGGGCTTCTTTTTGGGTCTTCTGGATCTCCTGTAATCGATATTACTTTCCATAAATCGCGATATCTTGAATATGCGGCATATAACATACCAGTTTGTGAGGTTGGGTTCCCTGCCTGTACGATTTTGCCAAAAATAGTTTTTCCAAGCGCCTGCTCTGCAGATCTCAAAACGGTAACAGGAATATCACCACTTTCATCGATAAGAAATAAAATATAATCACTATGTAACCCTGATAGTGTACGCCCTTGAGTTTCGGGATCTGCATCCTTTGACCAACTTCTAGCAGAAATAAACCATGTTTCGGGGTGATCAACTGAGTAAATTCTTGTTTTCGTCCATTTAAAAGCATGTAGTAAAAATTTACTTAAACTTTGCCACTTTGAGAACTCCGACCATAAATTATCTTTGAGGTTATCCCCTGTTATACTTAGAGCGGCCCCCTTTGGATGATTTCCTTTTCTTCCTTGCGTTGATAAGAACCACCACCCTGCTATGGCTAACACGCACGTTTTCCCCGGCCCCGCGCACGCATTAAGCGATATTCTTTGCTTGTCTTTATCTCCACTAGCAAAGGCAATTAAAAACTCTTTTTGCCATTCATCGGGCTTAAAATTAAAATTATCTAAACAGAATTTTAGTATGTCGCATTTCCATGCATATAATATATCAGCGCTTATCATCTAATTTTCCTAAAACTCAACCTTTTTTTATTTGTAAATTTCTTGCATTTATCACAAACTAAATCAAATTCAACCCCGTTAATATTAATAACTGTTAACATCTTTTTAGGTTTGGATGTGTTGCAAATGCAAAAATAGTCATTGTTAGTTTTGTTTTTCATATTCGCAAAGCTTTAATCAAGCTATAAAAAAAATTTTTAGGGTAATGTTCTCCTAGCAATTTATTAATTACAGATAACGTTTCTTTAATTTGAGCTATATTAACCTGTTTTTCTCCTTTTTCTTGCTCACTTACTAACCTTGAAAAATCGTTTATATTCATTTTTTCACCTCATCATATATTTTTTCACAAAAAGCTTGATAAAATTTTCTCCTGAAATCTTCGGAAAATAAATTAATTTCAGTTATCAGTTTTCTTAAAACATTTTTTAATTCTTCTTTACTCAATTTTTTGGTTGGGTCTGATAATTGAATTTCTCCACGATATCTTCCATTTTCTTTTGTAATTCTAACCTCTTTCAACTCATCGTCTTTAATTTTTAAAATTAATTCATCTATATTCATTTATTAACTCCCTTTTTATTAACCGCTTCAAGCTGTGCTTTCTCGCTGGGGTTATCTATACACTTTATTAAGTTTCTATCTTTTTTAACTGCTTCAATCTGTGATTCCTCACTTGGATTGTCTATATACTGTATTGACCAAGCATATTCTTTAACTGCCTCTAGCTGTACTGCCTCACTTGGATTGGTAATATACTGTATTGAGTATGCTTCTTGCTTAACCGATTCAATCTGTACTGCCTCACTTGGATTGGTAATATACTGTATTAAGAAACCATGTTCTTTGACTGCTTCAATCTGCAATTCCTCGCTTAGGCTATCTATCCGCTTTATTAATTCTGGATCAATATTAACTACGTCATTATTATTGTTTTTATTTTTATTTTTTATCTCAAACCCTAATCGCAACAAAATACGAAAATAACCTTTAATCCAACCTATAACACTGAATAATACAATAAGAAATAATCCAACAAGCAAAGGAAAAGCAAGAATAACTGAAATGACTCCAAAAACTCCAAAAAAAGGATTATTAATAAATTCATAAACTATTTGCAGATTATCCATTTTTTAACTCATCATATAATTTTTCAAAAAAATCTAGATTTATGCTTTTTGTGAAATGTTCAGAAAAAGTATTAATTCCATCCGCAATATTACTTAAAATATTTTCTAAATCTTCTTCACTTAATTTTTTGGTTGGATCTGATAATTTAAATTCCCCGTGATACCTTCCATTTTCTTTGCTAATTATAACCTCTAAAATTAATTTATCTATATTCATTTTTTAACTCCTCCACCTGTTAGTTTTGTAATTAAGAACTTGACCTTCGTTTTCTAACTTTTTTATTGAAGCGTTTAGTATATTTGAATACTCGCTAATAACGAGATTAGATACTTTTTCGGATAAACGTAATTTTCTAATTAAAAATAATATTAATTTAAAAAAAATATAATTTATTTGGTCGGCAGCTATATCTTTAAGCGTTTTTAACATTAACTTTCCTTTTTTGTTGTAACATCAATTATTTTTTTATCTGCATTGTTGATTGTGTATACTTGTTGCAGAACAGACTCCAATGTATTGTTATCTTTCTTTTCTGCGTCCATATAACCTAATATCTGAGCTAAAAATTTAAGGCTTTTAGTTTTGTCATGGTATTTTATTTTGTATTTTGTTTGTTTTTTGGTAGGGTATTTACCGTTAGTGGGTATAGCTGTGTAATCATTAACCTCTTCTACCGTTATATCTAATTGCTGTATTGCGTCTGCTTGATCCCGATTCAATAAATCTGGATTAAATGTTAAGTCGCCGTTTGCATCGCGTTCTAATCCATCTAAAACGTTTCCATTAATAATATTAAGGTTCTTCTTAATGCATTCCTGCAACTCAAATTTTGTTTCCTTGCTCAACTTTTTCTTTCTTCGGGCTATTTCCTCTTTAATAAGGGGATTTTTTGCCAGTACGCGCCCCTTACGGTGTGCTGTGGATGTGCTACTGCTAGGGTTAAGATATCTGTACGCTCTTGAGAAGCTATAAAATTTGAAATAAGCTTCAATAAACTGCAATTCTTTTTCGGTTAAATATTCTTTTTTCTTATTCATATTTCGTTTTTGTTTTTTCGTTCGCTTGTATGACATTTTCTAAAAAACACTCAAAATTATGCTGCTTAAGAAAAAAGTAAATTGAATTAAGTTGTTTATTTAATTGCCTTTCCAGTCGTTTTTTACTCGTGTTAGGAACTGTCCCCTTCTTAATCCACTTGTATATTGTTGTTCGTGACACGCCTAAATTTTTAGCAACAAAGTAAATGTTCGGTGTTTTCTTTTGCGTTTTATTTTTTGGAAATAAATTCATAAGATAATTTATGTTGATTGTCATATAACACTTACCCCTTTTTTGTATATTTTTTTTTCAATATAAAAATAATCTTTTTCAAATAAAATTGAGCCTTCTCTAAGTCCTGCAATGCATCGAAACAATCACCCTTTTTGCCATACCTGCAAATGTATTTAAACACATTACCAAGTAAGTACCCTTCAAACTGCTTTTCATTTAATTTTGCGTCTAGGATATCTATTGTTTCAATCCCGCCATCAATGTAATGAGGGGGGTTTTCAACCATCGTATTGTTATTCTCTTTATTGGTTAGGTAAACCGTCATATTTTTAACCCCTTTTATCAATTAGTTTTGAGTTACCATAAGCAATTACTTCTGAATCATGATAAGCTTCTACTCTTGAATTATGATGTGCATATACGATTGAATAATCAAAAGCGTAAGCTCTTGAATAATCAAAAGCGATAGCTCTTGAATTGTCTTTAAGATATACAGTAACCTTGTCTCTAGCTATTACTTTTTCGTCACCAAAAACATAATAAGTATTATCTCCAGTTAATTCATAGTAATTATCTTCGTCTGGATTAATATCTACTTTTTTTGTTTTTTCTTTGTCTAGATATATCATTTTTTCTCCCTTTTTTATTAAATTTAATTTGAGCAAAAATCAAAATTAAAACATTCAATTTTTTGAGTGGCTTGCTTTATGTATTCACATTTTTTTATGTGACCAAAACCAAAATCATTAATAACATCGCTATATCCAATTTTGTATTCGCGATAATCGTTGCCATCTAGTTCTGTAGTAATAAATTCAAAATTAGCAAATATTGGCGTAATGTCGTTCCGTACTATGTTGATTTCAAAAATCGTTTGCAGTTGAAGTGTAAAATTATGCTTGCTTCGCTCTGCACGTAAAAAAGCCTTTTCAAAGTATTCTATGATGTCGTTACTTACTTCATGATATTTCATTTTTAACCTCCAATTTTTCTATTTCTTTACGCCACCTCAATAAAGCAGAATTATTTAATTTTTCTCTATCCGATTGTAATATTTCTTTAATAAACTTTATGCATTTTTCAGGATTTGCGTATATTTGCCTTGCTGAAAAACGAACAACACGCCACCCCAATAAAGCAGCGTTATTTAATTTTTCTCTATCCGAATCACTGTTGTGACGGCCTCCCCCAGTCTTGAACTGCCCACCATCGCATTCTAGTGCAATTTTGAGATCAACCCATGCAAAATCAAACCTCCATTTTCTTGTTGGATGAAATTTATGTTCCATAACACAACCATCTAATAGAGTCTTATTGCCTGTAATCTCTATAAGCTTTTTCAAATAAAGTGAACTGTCAGCTTGTTTCATTTTAATATCCACCAAAAAAAATAAGTAAAACAACAAATAAAATACAAATAAAAAGGATAGAAATATTTTTTTTCGTTTAATTTATTGTCCAAATCTTTTTCTATTTTCTCTTGAAACCTACGAGTATTTTCTCTAGACCATTTAATGTAAACCTCTGGATCAACTTCAATGGTTAGCTTGTGAGTTTTGTGTCTAATCATTGTTTTTAGCACTGATTCTTTCGGCACATAGTAACCATTTTCATATTGTCTATATAAATCTATTTCATCTTCTTGACTACTAGTTTTTATATAATGATCATCTAAACTAATATTTGATTTGAGTATATTAGAACCTCTAAAATCAGAACCATGTAAAATAGAATAATCAAAATTAGCTGATTCAACATCTGACCCTCGAAAATCACAATGTTCAGCTTCGGCATATTTAAAGCAAGCCCCTTTTGCTTTCACATTTCTTAAATCTGAATTACTTAAATAGCACCTAGTAAAATTGCAATTACTAATATTTGAGCCTGCAAGATTATTTTCTGAAAGATTAGCATTACAAAAATCTATTATTTGATTCGGGTAATTTTCCCGATAATCATTAAAGGCGTTAACATCTTTTTTAAGCAATTCTAATAATTCTTGGTTATTTAACTTTTTAACACTACGCATACTCAACCTCACTGTACTCTTTCATTGCTTCAACGATATAAACTTGAGCAAATTCAGATTCTTCTTTGAACTCTCCAAAAGGGTTTAATTCTTTCATTTTTTGTTTAGCAATTTCTAAAACTTCCGACTTCTGTTTTTCCGGTAAATTATTAAAAACCTCCATGTCCATGTTTCTCTGTCTTTTTTCATTTTGAATTTCGATATCTCTTTGTTGTTGCGCCTTCTTGTAATCATCCTCGTTTTGCTGCTGCTGCTTTTTCTTATTTTGGATTTCCTCGCTTGCTCTCACCTCATCGTACCAACCTTGTAATTCACATGAGTTTTTAAGAAACGACTTAACTAGCGTTAATTTAAAAGCCTCTTTATTTTTTACATTTTTTCTTAGACTTATAACCTTCCCAACAATCTTATCGAATTCAAAAATTGATATATTTAGCTTCTGCAATTTTTCTTTAAGCAAAATTTGATAATTATTAGCAAGCAGCTCATTGTTGTTACTGTTTTCTTTTAAGCTTGCTTTTTCTTTTATTATATTATCTTCTCTGCTCTTATCTGCTCTTATAGGGAGTTTGTGTGACGTTACGGTTACGTCACGCGTTACATCTTTTGATTTTGACCTTAATTTTCGTTGACGCTCTTTACCTAATGATCTTTTATGAGCAACGTCCGACACGTCTTCGATGACCTTCCGAAGCACTTCCGACAGGTCTACGTCGATGTTGCAAAGGCTTTCCGATAGCTTTTTAAACGCTTTATTACTAAGCCCCGGAAGTGCAATAATCTCTTTTTCGGTAGGAATTCGTTCGAGGTGGGCAGTTAATGCCTGAATCATTATTAACATGCCTTTTTCGCTTGGTGTAAGACCTGTAAACAATATGTGATGTACTTTTATTTTTATCCAATCCATAGTTACACGGCTCTTTTTATTTTCTTTTGCTGATCAGCTATCGCTGTAGGCTCAACACATATCATTTCGTTATCAATAAGATGGTCCACATCTTCGCCGCTAAGCCTAATTATTACTTTTTTTTTGAAATTCCAAAAATAAAATTGGTATTTGTATTTAATGTTTGTCGTTACTGGTACATACACCCCTTTTAATTGGTAGCTCGCTTGTGTACATGTTTCTATCTTCTCGACCAAAATTTTACTAACATAGCGTAAAACATCGCCCTTAGAAAACTTATCTTTGAAGTTTTTAGTTACAATCAGCCGTTTGTCATATAAAATACTATTATTATTTATCATAGCTTTTTTCCTTTGACTGCTGCCTATCAGTTGCATTACGCAAAGCTTCATAATAACTATTAAAATTTTTAATAAACTTTTTTTTGTCTCTATTTTTGACGCATATTTTTAAAATGTCTTTTTTATTCATAATTTCCCTCTTTTTTAATTTATTTCGACCGTACAACTACACTTTTATTCTCCTCAATTTCAACTCCCTTAATAGGTAAGTTGCCGTTATGTTTTTTTATGTAATTCAAAATTTTGGTTTCGTCTGGTGTTAAAAACTCTCTAGGTATTGCGTTTTCGTCTACAATTCTAAAATTTAAAATTTTTCTATATGTTACCCCTTTAACAGCCGGTATAATATTAGATATAGCGCTATTGTTATCACTAATTAACTTAGTTGTATTAGATATATAATTTAACAGCGCGCTTTTAATTTTTTCTTTTGCTTTTTTAATATCTAAAAAAGCCTGTTTAGTCACGTCGTCTATTTCCTTTAATTTATCTTTATATGGCCTTTTCAATTCATCGATATCTGTTTTTAACTCTTTTTCTGCTGAATGAATATCAATAAGTAAATTCGACGTTTTGATATAGCTGTTTTTTGACTCAATATCCTCTTTATTTGATAAAATTTGAGCAACATGATTTATAACGTCATTAGAGTTTTTATAAATATCTGTCATAAACTAACACCATTTTTATAGCTATTAATCGCAATGCATGACTTAAAAATCTCGTAACCTAACCCTCGACTATCTACCTGTACTAAATTGTGTTTATCATGCGATAAATACAGGATATATTTATCAATTATTGGAATACCTTTACACAATTTTAAATATTTTTCTCTTATTAATTGTTCATAAGCCGCTAATTGCAATGCATGACTTTTACATTTTTGGCCAGATTTAAAGTCTAATATAACTAAATTATCATTTATTGCTTTAAGCTTACACACTGCGTCAATCGTGCCTGCATAGCCGTGTAAAGCTGAATATTCTTTAATCTCCGATCCTAACCATTCGGGCTTATATATATCCTCAAATTCAAGAAAATTACAGAATTTAGAATTGGCGGCTGCGCATGTATCAATAATAGTATCATTCTTAATATAATTTTCTATTTTACTGTGTAATTGATTGCCTTGCTCAGCTGCGATTTCAAGAACATTTTTTTTGACATAATTATAATTACCAAAACCCGCATTTTTTAATACAGTTGTTACACTTGGCAACTCTACACCATCAACACAATATTTATGATCAATCTCATAAAACTCTAAATCTTTGCTAGATTTAAATAGCATTTCTTTTTTTGTTTTAGACATGATTTATCACCTTGTTATCAGCATCGTTCTTTTGATTTTTCACTTTTTTTTGGCAGCTAAAACAAACAATCCTGTTGAAAGCGCGTAACGAATACTCTTTTTCTTTTTCGGTGCAACTTGAACCGCATTCAGAGCAATCATGAGGCTTTGTGTCGATTTCAATACTTTTATTCTTTTGTTCTTTTTCTTCTTCATTTTGAACATATTCA